GCAAAGAATTCAGAAGCCCACTCACTTTTCCAGACTTGTTCAACAAGTTTATTATAAACAATCAAATTTTCCTCTTTTAGGTTTTTAAGATTACCAGATTGATCTTCAATAGACTGGAAAGGGACTTCAAGAGGTGCATGGCACAGTTCAAGTTCTTTCCTGACACTACGGGTTATTATATCATCGATATAACAAACTTTAGGGTCAGCTATTGATTTAGGTCTCTTCTTAATATCATCAAATTGAGAGAAGATAACAGAGGCAGCTCGTCGATGAGTGTCCGAAATCTTCTGTTGATAATTTGGTCCAGGATTCAATCCCAAACCACCTAACCATTTTGGTATATAATAAGGTATTCCGTTCAGAAGTTCATGGTCAAGAAACTTCTTATGATATCCTTTAAACAGATAATCGAGATCATCGTAAATGATATCGAAACCCGTTACGAGTTCATTATGACAGCTACTCATTTTTGAAATTGTATTCGCCATCTCATCAAGGATTCTAACTTCCTTCTTATTCTCGGACCGGATAAGCCCTTTAACTAATCCAAAGTTAATAAATGGAACCATATGGAATTCTAACCGTCTCGGGTTGAGTGAATCAACAATGACAGTGCGAGAGTTCATCTCAATGAAACATCTCGTGCCGGCCTTACTTAAAAAGGTTTTTCCGACAGAATTCTTCAGTCCAACAATACCTGAGCAAGCTTCCCAGAGTTTCCAGTTCTTTAAAGAAAAGAAAACATCATCTCCATTAATTAGACCGTGAAAACGATCAATAGGAATGGGTTTATTTTCATCGATTTCTTTAGCTAATCTACAAACTGTAAAGTTTAAGATACAAAGAATGACAAAAGATAGTACTTTGCCCATGGGCTGTGCATCCCTTTGAGGGGCAGAGAGTTGGAATTTACTATGAGGAAGGAAATGATCAATATTGCCTTGGGCATCGATAGGATTTCCTCCATTTACTTCACAAAGGACGTGGTTACCTACAAGAGATCTTATTGCTAGTTTTGAATAATTCTCTGGAAGATTAAGTTTAGCACATATACAACGTATACAAGTCTCAGTAAACTGATTAAGTATCATGTTGGTGGCATTATCATAATCACCAGATATTATGGTATGATCTTTAGGTAAAAAGGGAAAAACATTCTTTACTATTTCCGACGTCAGGGGTGTTGATGTAACCTTAAACACATCATAACGTTTTAGTTGTTTCGCAAGAAACTTCTGAAGAGGTTTTAACAGCCAGGTCTCAAGACCGTTGGGAGTTGTAATACCGCGAACTTTAAGCGCTTCAAGAAGTGCAATGCATTCAATTTCAC